ATTCTTGGACAAATGGCGGGACCATAACAAAGACAAATATCTCAAAGATATACGTAAATGGTGTAGATCGGACAAGTCAGACAAATGTCTCAAACGTATTTCTATCAGATAATCTACATCATGTTGTATTAGTTCTAATACAACCTTGTTCAGGTGTATTAAAGTTTAATTATTCAGGTTCAGGTGGTCCATCCAATCTATATAAGAATATTGCTATTTATGATTATCAGATGTCAGAGGCTTTAATTCTAGAACATTATGGATCTTATGTTGCCCGCCCAAATGCTTCAGTTTCAGATACGTCATTTACTCTGACAGAATCTGCGCCTAAAGCATATAATAACGACTGGATAGTGATACAAACTATTTAATTTTGTCACATCCGATGACAAAAAGCTGGACTTGTGTATGGAATAATGGTAAAATAAATTACTATGGACATTAATCGTATTAATACTAAGGTTCTTGAAGAAGAGACGACTCTAGGCATATATGTCTGGGAAATGCCTGACGGCAGATGGATTGGGGATGATGATGGAAACTTTCTTTCAGTCACGTCCAAAAAAGGAAATAAATCCAAAGTCGATGCTCTGGCTAGAGAAGTTCGCTCATACGGTATATATGAGGGCGGGCCTAAGTTTCTTTCTGGAAGAAGGAAGATTGACGACGAAGAGTTCAAGTACCAAAAGCAAAGACTCGACTGGGGACTAGTTCCTGACCCATACGACATTGGTAACTACAAGGACGAAATGAAAAAATTAGGTGGTACAAAATGACCGTAGAATTTCTTGATGACGATAACTCAGATAATATTATTAATATTTCAAACACAGCAGACTGGTTCTCTCTGAAGAAAGATGAAGTAAGTAATGATCCATTTGCGGCGGGACTAGAAGAACTTAAGAAAGTCAGAGGACTAGGCTCTACATTTAAGCGTAGAGTAAGCAGAGAATTTTCAAAGTCATTTAGTGGCGTAGAAGGAACTGCAACACAACAGAATTTATTAGCGCAGGCTATTACAGGCTATGCAATGTTTGATTTGGTGGAGCCACCATATAATCTTGAATACCTTTCAAAGGTATATGAAATTTCAACATATAACTATGCAGCAATTAATGCTAAGGTGGCAAACATTGTTGGATTAGGATATGACTTTGTAGAAACAAAGAAAACAAATGATGCATTTGATTCAATCACAGATGACAAGTCTCTTGAAAGAGCACGTAGAAAGCTAAGCAAGTTAAGACAAGATCTTCACTCATGGCTTGATACAACAAATGATGAAGATACATTTACTCAAACATTAATTAAAGTTTATACAGATTTAGAAGCAACAGGAAATGGCTATATCGAAATCGGTAGAACTACTGGTGGAAATATAGGATATATCGGACATATCCCAGCAAAGACAATGCGTGTGCGTAGACTCCGTGATGGCTTTATTCAATTGCTATACGGAAAGGCTGTATACTTTAGCAATTTTGGAGATACGCAAACAGAGAACCCAATTGCTGGACAAGAGGATCGCCCAAATGAAATTATTCATTTGAAGAAGTACACCCCTATGAATAACTATTACGGTATTCCAGATATTATTGCGGCTCAGGTTTCTTTGGCGGGTAATGAATTATCTGGCAGATATAATCTAGACTACTTTGAAAATAAGGCGGTACCTAGATATATTATTACAGTAAAGGGAGCAAAGCTTTCTCCAGAATCAGAAAGAAAGTTGCTTGAATTTTTCCAAGTTGGACTTAAGGGCAAGAATCACAGATCCCTATATATTCCACTTCCAGGAGATACCCCAGATTCAAAGACTGAATTTAAGATGGAGCCAGTGGAAGCAAATCCACAGGAATCTTCATTTAACGTTTATCGTAAATCAAATAGAGATGAAATCCTATTAGCCCACCGTGTGCCAATTAATAAAATTGGAACTCCAGAAGGAGTTAATTTAGCGGTAGCCCGTGATGCAGATAAAACATTTAAAGAGCAGGTATGTCGTCCAGCGCAAATGATTTTAGAGAAGAAAGTAAATAAAATCTTTGAAGAAAAGACAGATGCCCTGGTCCTTAAATTTAATGAATTAACTCTTACAGACGAAGACACTCAGTCTAAGATTGATGAGAGATATTTAAGAATGCAGGTAATTACCCCCAATGAAGTTAGAATTAGAAAGGGTATGATTCCTCTTGATGGCGGAGACGATGTTGTTGACCTAAAGGGTCAGGCAGCTTCAGAACAATTAGCCCAAGCTGGAAATACTAGACAAAGATCGCAAGATCGCCAAGCAACTGCCCCAGATATTTCTGGAGAAGGCAGAAATGCAAAGGGCGACGGCAGACAAGTTGACTAACTCTACTCAACTGTTATTTGCCTTTTTATATATAAGTCGATAAAATTAAGCATATGAATATTGAAAAGTCTTTATGGACTAGCCATGGCAATGACATTAATTTGTCTGTTCCTTTCACAAAAGTTAACCGTGAAAAGAGAACTGTCTCTGGCTTTGCAACACTTGATAACATAGATCAAACTGGCGATGTTGTAACAGCAGAAGCAAGCGTAAAAGCATTTGAAAACTTCCGTGGAAATATTCGTGAGATGCACGGATCTCTCGCAGTTGGAAAGATGGTTTCTTTTAAGCCAGAAACTTTTTATGACCCAGCAACTAAAGAATTTTATAACGGCGTTTATGTAACAGCTTACATTTCAAAGGGTGCACAGGATAGCTGGGAAAAAGTCCTAGATGGAACTCTTTCAGGATTCTCAATCGGCGGAAAGATTAAGGAATCAGATAACGAAGTTAACAAGGCTACAGGTAAGACTGTAAGATTTATCAAGGACTATGAATTGATGGAACTATCAATTGTAGATTCTCCAGCAAATGAGCTTTGCAACATTCTTTCTATTCAGAAAGTAAATGGCCAGTTCATTGCAAAGGGTATAGCAGTAGATGTTGTAACCGAAAATATTTTTTACTGTGAAGACAGTAACTCTGTTTTTATCTCAACAGAGAAGACATATGACTCACCAGTATCTGGTAAGCCAGCACAACTAATTGGTTGGGTTGAGAGTTCAGATGTTAACAAAGCAAAAGAGATTGATAAGATTCTTGATGCGTACAAGCATTCAAGATTTACGTTGCCTGATACACAAAAAATTGCAAAACAGGCAAACGCAGAAGGAGGTAATGAAATGTCAGATAACACAGAAAACGTAGTTGCTGAAGATGTTGCAGTTGATGCACCAGTAGAAGCAGCCGTTGAAGAGACAGCAGTTGTTGCAGAAGATGCAGCTCCTGCAGAAGCTCCTGCAGAAGATGCAGCAGCAGCAGAAGACGTTCCTGCCGAGACTCTGGAAAAAGCAGCCGAAGTATCAGAAGATAAGGTTGATGAACCTGATTTTGCAAAGATGTTAGGCGATCTAAAAGGCTTTTTCTCAGAAACTCTAAACAAGGCATCTGAAGCAAATGCAGCACAAGTAACAACAATCCAAGAGACTGTTGAAGCTTTCAGCAAGAGCGTAGATGCTAGAATTTCAGAGTTGGCAGAACAACACACAGTGCTTTCAAGCGCTGTAAATGATATCAAGAGCACGATTGATGGTGTACAAAAGCGTGTCGATGCAGTAGAATCAGAGACTGCAATTAAGAAGTCTTCAGATCTTGGCCGATCAGAAGAAGTAACAATCAAAAAATCCAAATGGAACGGTTCTTTCCTCGGTTCCGTGAACGAAATATTTAACTAAGGTAGGTATAAATAATGAGCAATGAAACATTAGAAAAAGCAATTGCAACTGGCACAACAGCCCGTGGTACATTTGCTTCAACAACTGGTGGTTCTGGAGTACATGTCGCTAGCGAAACTGGCAACGGTGGACTTCTTAACCCTGAACAGTCTGCCCGCTTCCTTGACTATATGTTCGACGCAACCGTAATTGGTAAAGTTGCACGTACAGTTCGTATGAAGTCAGACACAGCCGAGATTGACCGTATGTCCGTTGGTGAAAAGCTTATGAAGCTTGCAACTGAAGGAGATAACGACGGTGCTAACGCAGCCGTAACTTTCTCAAAGATTTCTCTAACAACAAAGAAACTCCGCATGGACTGGGAGCTTTCAACTGAATCTCTAGAAGATAACATCGAGGGTGCAGATCTAGAAGATCACATTGCACGTTTGATGGCAACACAGGCAGGAAATGACATCGAAGATGTTATTCTTAACGGTGATACATCTCTAACTGGAGACGCTCTTTACAAGTCATTTGATGGCGTTGTAAAGAAGGCAAAGGCATCAGGTCGTGTCGTAGACGCAGCTGGCGCTGAAGTTTCTCGTGAAGTATTCAACAAGGCACTTAAGGCTATGCCACGTAAGTACAAGCAACGTCGTGCAGACCTTCGCTTCCTTGCTGGATCAAACTTGATTCAGGACTTCCTATACAAGAACAGTATCGGAACAAACCAGACAATTCCACAGGACATCGCTTCAAGCATTATCCGTGGAGGAACTGCACCACTAGGTGGACCTGCAGGATATGTGGCACCATTCGCATTTGGTATTCCAATTGTTGAAGTTCCACTTCTTTCAGAAACACAGACTGGTACACACTCAGGAGCTTCAGGTTCACACGGAGACATCCACTTGTCATTCCCAAATAACGTTGTTATTGGAATCAAGCGTGATGTAACTGTTTACCGTTTCTTCTGGCCACGTAAGGACTCAATTGAGTACACAATGTATACTCGTGTTGGCGTCCAGATCGAACAAGCAGATGCTTGGGTTGTCGTAAAGAACGTTAAGGTTGCTTCTTAATTAATTAAGAATTAGCCCCAGAAAGGCCCCCAATTAATTTTGGGGGCTTTTCATTTTAATTTAACAATGCTATAATTGAAGAACCTAACAAAGGAGAATATATGTCATTTGAGACATTGAAAGTAGCAGAACTCAGAAAAGTTGCAGAGGACTTTGCAGTTGACACTGATGGACTAAAGAATAAGGCCGATATTGTTGCCGCTCTTGCCGAAGAGGGAGTAACATGGTCTGTTTACCAAAAGACAATTAAAGATATTGAAAAGGCGGCAGATGAATTCAGCGAAGACGCAGAAGAGATTCTTCCAAGATTTAACCCAAATGCACAGCCAGAGGATACAGTCCTAGTTAGAATGACTAGAGAGAATTATAGATATGATATTCTTGGTTTTACATTTACAAAAGAGCATCCTTTTGTTGCAATGACAGAAGATGACGCTCAAGAAATTTTTGACAAGGAGGAAGGTTTCCGTTTAGCAACTCCAAAGGAAGTTCAGGAGTACTACGCTTAACCTTTATTAAATGGAGATTCTAGTAGATTCAAATTCACCAATAACACATAAGGTGTTTTGGCAGGGACAGCTTACAGATGCAGATAGTCTTCCAGCTGTTAAGGTATATGACATCACTGAAGATCCAGCGGTGACTCCAGCAATAAATCCAGGGACCATTCTTACAACATTAACACCAGTTAAATCAGAAACAGATATTGGAACATATTCAGTATATCTGCCTTATGAGTTTACGGGAAGACAAAGACAATTTAGATTTGTATGGTTATATGCAGTTAATGGGCAAAGCGCACATAGAGAGCATAAGGTATTTGTTCAAACTCCATATACTGATATGAGTCAAGCAATTGATGGTTTAGGGTTAGGGTCAGATTATTCAGATCCTAATTCTAAGTCCTATGCTGAATTATGTAATGCTGAAAGATATGCTAGAAAATTAATTGAGGCATATACAGGGCAACAGTTTTATCTATATGATGATGTTCAAACAGTTTATGGTGCTGACTCAGATATTTTGCCGTTACCTTATAAAATTGCAGAAATGCATGAACTATATCAAAATGACATATTGCTTGTTGATAATTTAAATAATATTAATAACTGGAACTACAATACTATAATTTCAGAAAGCGGATTTGGAATTAGAGTAAATAGAGCTAACATGCTAGACAATACGGTATATACAGCAAACGGAATGGTTCCTCCATCAATTAATGATACATATGGCGGAGTATTTTCAAAAGACTCTACCTATCGCATACAAGGTAAATTTGGCTGGGAGGAAATTCCAGATGAGGTTGATCTTGCATGTATTGAGTTGATGAAAGACTATTTCTCAAAAGATAAGGTCTGGCGCAATAAATATATGAAGGCGGTTCAAACATTTGACTGGCAGTTTGAATATAATTCTGGCGTATATTCAGGAACTGGTAATCTATACGTAGATCAGATTCTTCTTCCATATGTTATCAATAAAATGGTTGTGATCTAATGTATGATCTTGTCGACTCCCTTATGCCTATGTTCTTGGATGTTTACAAGCAATTTGATTTGCAAGACCCAGATACAGGTTCAATAAAAAAAGAATGGCAATTTGATAGAACTGTTGCTTGTAGCGCTAAGGGTATTATAAGTAACTCTTCTGCGGGTAGATCTGGGGACAAGCAAATTATGTCTAATAGATATTTAAATGATCAAGTGCTACAAATTAGAACATCAGAAAAATTATTACTAAGAGAAAAAATTACTAATATTAGAGATTCTGAAGGAACTGTTATTTGGGAGGAATTAAATTTCCCTACAAATACTCCTACAGTTTTTGAATTAATGGGAACAACACCAATGACAGATCCACTGGGCGGAGTAGTTGGATATAACTCTACTGTCAAAAGATCGGAAAATCAAATAATTGGACAATAGCTCATTACTAGTTACAGCTGCCAGTGGATTGCAAAAAGGCATGGCGGGAACTAAGGGTACCATTTTAAAGGATAGCTCAGTTGCACAAATATCTGCAGCCATATATTATCATGCTCAGGTAGTATCTAAGCTTACAACCAATAAAGCTTTTGAAAAGAAATTTCAATCAGTTATATTTAAACAGATAGATCAAGACTTTGGTCTATATGTAGATGCTCAGGCAAGAATGAATCCTAAGTCACTGCACCATATGTATGAGTGGAATAAGGTAGGCAATAAGACCTCAAGGCTATTTAAATTAAATATATTATCTACAGATGGATTATCTTTTAAGGTTACATCAAAGTTTTTACCATCTAAATCATCTGTTCCAAATAAGTTTGGCAAGAGAAGACACGTATTTATTAATAAGGCTTCTGTGATGGAAGCTGGAATGCCTTTAGTAATCCGCCCTAAGTCAGCAGAACGTCTAGTATTTGAAACTAGTACTGGAGTAGTATATATGCCTAAAGGGGCCTCTGTGACCGTTACAAGACCAGGCGGAGGCAAGGCAACAGGGAGATTCCAAATAGCCTATGCACAATTCTTTACTGGTAATTTAGTTAATTCAGCAATAAAGAAATCAGGCTTTCAACAACTATTTAATTCAGCATTAACTAAGGCAATGAGAGTTCCAGCAGATGTTAGAAAGGTTAAATATTCATTTAACGCTAATACATTAAACATGCAGGCAGAAGCAGCAGTATCTGCAGCATTTGGAGGTGCAGTATGACCGTAGATTATAAAGCAGACATAATGCTTGATTTAAGAAAGTACCTTTGGAGCCAATTGAAGTCTAATAATATGTTTACTGCCACAGATTATTATTCAGACAATATCAGACAAGAGATTGTTCCAATCATTCCTGTCCAACAGTCTCCAGAAATGAATCAATTTTTGAGCGGGAAGAAGCATATAGTCTATGATAAGATCGGACTATCATATGAGGACAACTGGGCAATATGCTGTGAACAAATTTTATTTACCATCTATTCAACAGATATCTCTGAGATCAATGAGATTAGAAACTTGATGACAGACCTATTTAGAAGAATGGATGATTCGGCAAAGGATGCAAATGCCTATTCTGGCATATCAAAAAAATTTAAATTCTTTAGTATATTTGTTGCCGATATCTCTCCTACCTCTCCATCAGAGGAGATGGCTGGATTCCTATCAGCAGATGTGATCCTTGAGGTCAAATATGCAAGGTTCTTAGACGCAAACGGACGCTTCGCTTAATTTGCCTTTGGGCGCATTATACTCTATTATTATACATAGAGGGAAGGGCCT